AGTGACCGCCCCGCTAATCGCAGTGATCCACCCCGTAAGCCCGCCTGAGACGGCGCTAGCTGCGCCGCCCGCCCCGCCCCCAGGCGAACCCCCCGCCCCGGCCCCAGGTGTCGTGACGCTCGACGACTTTTTAAAGACATCGTCGAGCGCGCTGCCCAGGTCGCCCAGGATGCCCTTCATGCCGCCGAGCTTGCCCAGCAGCACGCCGATGACTTCGTCGGATGCGAGATGTAGAAACTGCGCGCCGATGGCCTGTAGCGCGGCCACGCCCATATCGCCGATGTCCTGCCAGATCGAGCGGTGCTGTTCCTTGAGTTGGTCGAGCTTTCCGCCCGGGCCGATGATGTCGGCCTTGAACGCTTCGTAGGCCGCGCTCTGCTTCGCTAGCTCTTCATTCAGCTTGGTGGTGTTGGCTTCATAGTCGGCGTTAATTTTCGCCTTCTGCTCTTCGCTCTTCGCCTTGATCGCTTCCACCGATGCGTTATAGTTCGCCGTCTTCGTCGCGAGCGATTCAACCTGCTTCGCGATCTCAGCATCCTGCGCCGCCGCCTGGGTCGTGCGGATGTCTTCAATCTTGATTTTGGTATCGGCGGTGAACGTGGCAAGCGCGGCGGTCTTTTTATCCAGCGCTTCTTTTTGCGCCGTGACCTCTTTGTCCTCGCTGGCTTTCAGATCGCCGACCTTCTCTTCGTACTTCACCTTCGTATCGGCGAGCCATTCGTCTTCGTCGCGCGCGCGGCGCTCCAGCGATTCCTTGTTGTCTTGCTCTTCGCGTTCCAGCCGCGTCTGCTGGTCGCGCACGTAGCGCTCCAGCTTGTCGTTCTGCTCGGCGACGTACTGATCCAGATCTTCTTTCTTGCGCCGCAGCGACGTTTCCAGATCCGCCTCTTCGCTGGAATACACGCCCTTGTTTTTCTCGCGTACGGTGGCGATCTTTTTGGCGGTGTCTTCGGCGTAGCGGTTATAGTCTTTCGTGCGGTCGGCGATGTTGGCTTTGGTGTCTTTCGTTTCGTCTTCGATGTTGGTCGCCGTGTCCTGCCCGATACGCGCGAGCTTCTCGCTGGCGTCCTGCGCAAAGTCGGCGTATTCCTGTGCGCGATGCTTCAATGAGTCCGCGAGATCGCGCTCTTCGTCGGCGAGCGAATCGGCGTACTTGGTGTGGATGTCTGCAATTTTATCGGCTACATCGCTGGCGTATTCCGCGTACGCGTCTTTCTGTTTCTGCAACGCGTCTTCGGCGTTCTGCACTTGCTCTTCGGTGGCGGCGGTGTGCTTGGCGATGATATCGGCGATGTTCTCTTTGACGTCCCTGGCGTAGTCTTCGTAATCGCTCGCGGCGTTCGCCAGCGATTCGGCGAGCGCGTGCTCGTTGTCGTCGAGCGCTGCGCGATAGTCGGCGGTCGCGTCCGATTGCTCTTTACTGACGCCCGCTTGATACGCGGTCCACTCGGCGGTGCGGTCGGCGAGCGACGCGGACAGGTCGGCGGCTTGCTGATCCAGTTCTTTGTTGTGCTCCGCGCTACTGCCCTTGCCGAAGACGATCAAATCCAGCACGTCGTTCTTAAACTGCGTTGCGGCCTTGCCGATGTCTTTAAAAAACTTCGTCCACTCGCCCTCGGCGCTCTTGTGGTGGCCGTCCAGATCGCGTTTCATTTTCTGGTACTGCTTCTCGTCTTCGGCGCTCCACTCGGTGCCGAAGTCTTCGTGCTGCTGGCGCACGATTTCGAGGTAGTTTAGCCACGCCTCTTTTGCAACCTTGGAGTTGTCGCCCGCGTCGGCGGCGATCTTATTGAAGGCCACAAGCGCGGCGTCGGCCATGTCGCTCAATTCCTGCTTGGTCTTCATGCCCATCGAGTGATACGCGTCGGCGGTCGTCTCGCTCATGTCCTTGATGGCGTCTTCGGTGCGCTTCAATTGCGCGCGCAGTTTCTCTAGTTCGTCGGTGTGGTCGCCCGCCTGCCGGGAGAGTAATTCGATCTGCGCTTTCAGCACGTTCGCCTGGGCGGATAGACGGTCGTACGCGCTCACCATATCGCCCGCCACCTTCACCGTCTCCAGTTGCGCTTTCGCGAGATCCAGCGCGTTCTCAGCCACGCGGGTCGAAGTAATACCCATCGCCTTGAGCGCAGCCTCGGCGCGCTCGACACTGGGCACGGCGTCTTTCAATAGCGCGATAGCTTTGGCGATGTCCTGGTTCATCTGCTCGATGGCCTTGGACACGTGCATGGTGGGTTCGGGGATCGCGTCGAGCACGTCGTATACGGTCTTGCCGCTGGCCGCGAGCTTGTCGTTGGCGATGATCTGTTTGGCGATGTCGTCGGCGAGCTTTTTCTGCGCGCCCACCAACTGGTTGTACATCGCCGTCAATTCGAGCGCGCCGCCGCTCAAGCCCTTGTAGGCGTCCTTCTGCTCCTTCGCCGACTTGGAGTTATCGTCCATGCCGTCGCTCACGCCCTTGCCCGTCTTCGTGACCTTCTCGGCGGCGGGGATGCTCTTGCCCATCTCTTCGGTGAGATCCTTGAAGGCTTTCGTCACCACCGCCCCGGTAGCGCCCAGTTTCGCCATGAAGGGCGCGAGCACGCCCAGCACTTTATTCCACGCGTCGATGACGGGCTGGAAGAGTCCCACCAGAAAATCAATCAGCGGGCTGAAGACGCTTTTCGCGCTCGTGAAGAGCGCGCCCCATACGGTCGTCAGCACGGTCGTGATGCCGTTCCAGATCCCCTTCCATATTCCGGTGATGACGTCGAAAGCGGTAGAGAAGAATCGAACGATGCCGCTCCAGATGACGGTGGCGGCAATGGCGATGTTATTCCAGACCACCGTAAGCACGGTGGAGAGTTCCGCCCAGACCGCGCCCCAGATTTCCTTGAGGCTATCCCACGCCGTCGTGAGAACGTGCGTGATGCCCTCCCAGTGCTCGCTGATCCACAAGCCCAGACCGATGAGCGCGGCGACGAGCGCGGCGATGGGAATCAGCGGTCCAGCCAGCGCACCCGTGACCATTGCGAGGCCAGCGGAGATCACGGGCCAGAGCGCGACGATGGGCGCAACCGCCGCGACGATTGCGCCGAACGCGAGTATGGCCGTCTTCACGGGATCGGAGAGCTTGCCCCACATTTGCCCCGCCTCTTCGACCAGTTTGGTTACGGCCTTGATGACGGGCGCGGCCACGGTGTTGAGCGCTTGAAAGATCGAATCGCCAATCCCTTTCATCGAGAAGGTGACGGCGTCGTGCAGCCCCTTCATGGACCCTTTGAATCCGCCCGCCCACTTCTCGGCGGCTTCGTGATAGCCGCTCATGTTTTCGGAGAGCGCGTCGAGAATTTCCTTGTTGGAGATCGCGCCGTCCTTCACGGCAGCTTTCACTTCGCCGATGCTCTTGCCCGTCTGTTCGGCGAGCATCTGCCACACGGGTACGCCGTCGCGCACGAGCTTATTCATTACCCGGATCGGGTCCATGCCCGCTTGCAGATTGCCCAGCCCCTTGGCGATGGACTGCACTTGCTCGCTCGACAGTTTCAACGCGGTGCCGAAGTCCACCACGGCTTGTAGCGTCTTGGTGACGTCTTCGAGACTGCCGCCCAATTGCACCATGCGCTGCGCGGTCTGTGACACTTCAGGAAACGCAAAAGGCGACTTGTCCGCAATCTCGCGCACGTGCTCCAAGAACGCGACGACGTCCTCCCCGTCGCCGCGCATATTTACGACGGCGGCGCGGAACTTGCCGAACTCCATCGAGGCGTGCATCGCCGATTCCGCGAAGGCCATCATCTTTTCGGAAAACGCGATACCGCCAAGCGCGGTCGCCATGCTACCGAGTCCCGCCGTCACGCCGCCGAGCGCGGCTTCCATTGCGCCCGCGCCCGCTTCGGCGTCCGACTTGGCTTGCTTCATGCCGACGCTGAAGCCCGTCGCGTCGAGCACCAGCCGCGCGATTAAATCGCCAAGATCAGCCACGGCGTACCCTCCCTTTGGTTTGCGTTACGTATTGGTCGAATCGGTCGATGACACTCTGGCCCGGGCGCATCGACGGCGGGCGCTCGCCGGGGAGCGCATAGCGTGGAGCTTCAATCACCCCTGGCGGATTGTTGCGCTTGCGATGCTGGCTGCGCACCATTAGCGCGTCAGGGGTAATGAACTTGGTTTGCTTCGAGCGGTTAACGTTGTAGGTCGCGCTCGCAGTGAGGGCCGCGCAGTATTCCGTGAATTCCTGTGCGGCCATCATGCGCTCCACCAACGCCTGAAACTCGACGAGCGTTAAACGCCAGAACGCCCGTTCACTAAGTCGGAGGTCGTACCGTCCGATGCTCCAGACGGTAAGCCAATCCCACTCGGTTCGGGCGCTGGTGCGTTTGGGTCTGCGCGCTTGCCGCCGCTGATCGCCGCACTCAGCCCTGGAATCATGGAGAGCAGCGTACG